TGGCATTTCCATACCCACCCGTTCCAGTAGTAACCGATCCACTACTTCGCTGATATGGTTTGTCAGTTGTCGGTGTGCGCTCATCTCTCGGTGCTCCACCCGTTTGATTAGCATCACGAGGTCTTCCACCCGTCGTACTTGTGCTTCCCGATGGCTCCATACCATCATCCTGCGTTGGACGGCTCTCTGTGGGATTAGACTGCGGATCATCGCTTGAAGGTGGCGAATCATCCGGCGTGGGATCAGACCCGAACAGTGCGCCGAGTCCTCCACCATCTTCCTCTTCACCCTCTTCAGGTGGCTCTACCTTCTGAGGTTTGATGTCCGCCCTATCATTGGACGTCCACTCTGCTTCCATTCCGAGATCGTTTGCAGTTTTGAGGTTGCGGAGTTCGTTACCTTTGAGCTGAGCCAGTGCGGCTTCATCCTCTTCCTCAGGACTCTTCAGGTGACGCTCCCAACCAGTAGCACCAATCTGTCCCACAAACGCAGGAATGAATGTGTCCTCAAATACATTCTGTAATCTTTCTGCAGAGCGGTTGGATACCACAATTTCAAGGGACTGGCTTAACCCTGTAGCCTGTGCCCCTCCACTCTGGAATACAGCAGTAACCCCATACTTCGCAGATATACGATCGAGAATCCACTCTCGCATCTGCATGTGCTGCATATCAGCAGGGTCTTCTAACAGCGGTTGCCAACTAATAGGATTTCCCCCACCCTCAGTATCATCAATCATTGTGGGGATATGCTGAGAATCCGTGTTGAGCTTAGCTAACTGCTCCTGATTCCAGCCGAGGACTGAATCCGAATTGCTCGATTTGACTACAATCGCTCCTCGTGGTGCGCGACGTTTCTCATACGCAGTTCGATACCACGAATCCATGTTCTGCAACGATCTCGTCTCATCAGCAAGGGACACAATTGGCGATAACCCATACAACCGCGTTGGGCGGAACTCGCTATCATGAGCAAACTCACCATTGATGAAAAACTCGGTAGGGTCGCCCTTTGGATTATCGAGCATGTACGCATAGACCTCATATGTTCGATTACCACACTCGTCGCAGTAACCAGCATGTGTTTGGGGCGTATAATCCTCATTCTTCGCTCTACATTCAGGACATAACCAGTACTCGCCTCCAAGCTTAGGTCCATCAGTAGAATACCTCATGAGATATGGTGGCGCACGCGTAACCCCATCCAACTCGAAGTCGGTGATATTACCCTCCTGATCAAGTGAATATGTCCTCTCAAATACCATCCACCCATCATCGAACGTTTGGATATCCCACGCAACCTCTTTACACACCTGCAAAAACGATTGACTGATTGAGGTCTCCTTATTTTCAGGCAATAGCTCTTCAGCATGCTCCGTCATATTCGCCTCACGAAACATCTCCTCAGCATGAGCCTTCTCGACCGGATCGGGGACGTCCATATGGGTTAAATCACCACAGTTAGGACACACCCTTGGCTTATCGAAATCTATATCGCTATCAGATAACTCCTCACCTTCCTCACCCAACTGCTCCTTGAACGGCTCAAGCGTTGAGAACTCTTTCTGGCAAGTAGGACATTTGGCCTCGTATGCTTTTTCCCAATCTTCAAAGCCTCTACGGAACGCCTGATTGACTTTTTCCTCGATTGAATTATTCACCAGTGATTGCTGTTCGGCAATAGCTTTGATCCAGTATGGTGAAAACTCTCGCTGGTAAATTGGTACACCCGAATCCTCTGGACGTCGAATATTACGCCCGAAAGCACCCATAGCATACTTTCTCATCACCCCGGTGACAAACGATTCAGCCTTGTTCGCAGCTGATTTGATAAAATTGGTCCTCGCCATATTATAATCCTCTTGTCATACTATACAGATGCAAGCCAGTTATGCATTGTGTTAAAACCCACCCTCATTGAAGATATTTTCCATCTCATTCATGAAGTCTTCGTCAACTCCACCCTTACCACCCATAACCGAATAGATGCAATATCTCATACTATCAACCCCGTGATCATCCTCTTTTTTCGGAGTATCGCTATCTGAGTTCTTCCACTCGTAACCGGGGATTTCATCTACTGTCCGCGTTGGTTTCTTGTCTGCCTGTAAATCTCCATCCACCGGATTGACTAATGAGTCCTCGTAAATGTATAGCGCGTCATCTTTGAGGCGACCCTTCACCTCTTGGATACCGTTCCACACATCTTTCTTCGCTTTCGAGGATGATACCCCTTTACGCTGGAGCGTCTCCCTATCGCTTGCCTGCGCAGGATCAGCGAACGTTTGGTCGATCTCCAAATCTTCAGAGTACTGTTTGATCCATTTAGCTGCGTCCTCAACCAGCGTGTCCGATTTGTAATACTCTCTAAAGAGCACAAAGGTGTCCTGTGGGGATTTTGCCCACCATTGGATCACTATGGGGGACGGATAGCCAAAGTCGATTGAACGGTAAACTCGCCAATCCTCGGGAGGCTTAGGCAGGTTGATGCCATCCATGTCGCTCATCTGCCAGTCTTCATCCAGTTCCTGCAAGCCAGAGATGTCNCGAACGTGNTTACGCCTATCGAACTCGTCATAGATAGCTTCGCTCGTACCAACCCAATTTCCGAGGACATATCTCTCGTAATAGACTCCCGAATAGTTGGCCTTCATGTCCTCAACGTAATCTTTTGGCACTCCGGGATTATCCTCTGCCTTCAAATGAAANGTCTCTCGACCCGGATCGTTTGATGCCTCCTCACTAAAGAACTTTTCATGCAACCAGTGATTAGGTCCCGCAGGATTAGTGGCCCCATATATCTGCCTAAAGGGAACAGTGAACTTCTTGTCGCCAACTACCTTCCCATCATAGCGGAGACGTCCAAGCAGTTGAACCCAATCCTGTTCATTCAGTTCGGTGGCCTCGTCTACAAAAATCCACCCAAACTGCATACCTGAAATCTTACGTGGCAACCCATCGTTGGAATTAGAACCCGTACTATCCAACCCGTGATAGTGAATCTCGCTCATCACNGGCTCNCCAAANCTCGTTGTGGTTCCCGTGTAATGCTTGATCACACGCTTCGTTTGGTTATGCCCATCTGACGGATTATCGGGGATATGGCTATCGGGAATAACGTCCTCCAATAATGACTGCTCGATTGTCGATCCCTTCACGTCAGAGGACTTTGCTCGCACAATCAATCCCCTGTTCCCGGGATACTTTACGTTAAGCAAATATCCTCGTTCATTGCCTGTCCGCGTTTTGCCCCCACCGAACCCACCATACAACAACGCCTGCTTCCCCGTATAGTTCATAAAGTCCTTCTGAGCTTGGGAGAAGCTTATCCTCTGTTGACGGGATTCCTGTTGTTGCTGAGGCGCACTACTCATCTTTGTCCTTTACCTCCTGATCTGGCAGTGATTGTACCTCCTCTATTTGAGCAGGAGCATTTGCGTCAATACCTCTTGATCGGGCAATGAATCTCCCACCCCATCCGAGTCCCAAAATTTCACGTCAATGACTTGCTCGCTGGTCTCCTCAATTTTGTCAGGNTCCTCCAATCCAAGAAGATCCTCCAACTGCTCGATTACCTGTCTCTGCTCTCTCCACACATCCTTCAGCCCATCTACGTCGGCAACCTCGGCAAAATCATCTGGGATNGGAACCTTAGCAGTTGTCATTTGAGGCTGCTCATAATTGGCCTCCATATTTGGTACTCCNTCGAAAGATATCTGNCCCTGNGCCTCCTTCAATTCAAATGAAGTTGGTTTAGCCTTCTTCGTCTCCAACAACTGTTGTTCTACCTCTTTGAGATTCTCCAACTTGTTCTTCAAATCTCGATATATGTCCATCCTTGTTTGGGCTTCCTTCTCAGCCATCATGGACTCAGCCTCGGCTCCCAAACTACTCTCATGGACAAACTTCTTTACCTTATGGACTGGCTCATCAAGGTACTCAGCAATCCTCTCATACGACCATTCGCCGTCATTACCCATCCCGTAAAATTTAGACACCGCAATTCGCACCTTCGTCTCTTTGTTAAAATCTGGTTTACCCTCACTCATATATGAGAGTTACTGGTCCAAAAATATAAAGACTATACTTCTATGTACTCTGCATCT